GCTTCTCTTCACGGGTCAGCTCGACGGTGTCCTCGCCCTCGGGAGCGCCGTACGCGGCCGAAGCCACCAGGGAGCGAACCTCGCCCGAAGCCACCAGCGCCGACATGCGGGGCACCATGAAGCCGGGGGTATTCACCGCGAGAAGCGCCACCAGTTCGAGGTTTCCGCCGATCTCGCGCCAGTCACCAGACAGCGGAGCGGCCCGCAACGCCCGAACCTGCTCATCGGTCACGCCCGGACGGAGAGCACCGGCCACCCAGATCCCGAAAGCGTCCTCTCCGCACGAGACGTCAGCGATCACGGTCCCGGTGTTGTCGTAGTGAGACAACGTGTCGTTCCAGCCGAGGTCGCCTTCGGCGTGACCGGTACCCATGGTGATCTTGCCGATGGGCACATCAGTACCACTTTCGGTACGGATATAGCCGGTACGGAAGTATGCGTAGCCCGTAGCGGTCCTCGGGGCCTGAATTCGCTGCCCGGCAAAGCCGACGTGGAAGGTTCCCCAGGGCGCTGCGTGGCCGTAAATTCGGCCCTCATCGGTGATTACGAGGGGGGTTTCGGCAACAAATGCAGGGTTCTCGAACCAGAAATCGGGCGGAGCGACCGGATATCCGCTGGAAACCAGGCTCAAAGCCGGGCTTTCGACCGTTTCGACGGCCAAATCGCTGTTCTCGGCCGCCAGGGTCTCGTTTTCGGCAGCAAGCTGAGTAATATTGCCCGGCGACTCTTCGCTGGACGCCTCATCGGCCACCAACGCAACCGCAGCGCCCGCAAAGGCCGGGAAATCAACCAAGGTGGCCCCGCGGAGGCGCGCAGCGGTCACGACGGTCATGAAATCGCCGGAATTGAACGATGCGACGGTCACGCGACCCGCTTCGTCCTCCGCACCAGGCGACTCCTCGACCGGCTCGTCCTCAGGGTCCATCGGGCCTTGCATTCCGGCCAGAACCTCGCTCCGGACACGCAATTCCATCGAGACGTCGTCCAAATCGACCGAAACGCCATAGCCGAGACCCTCCTGCATGCGGCGAGCGCACTCATCGGCGGCAGCGCGGCCCTCCTCGGAGTCGGAGAAGGTTCCGGTGGCGTAGAGGGATCCGTCGTCCATGCGCTGGACGGTGTCGATGGTTCCGACCTTCACAGCGCCGTCGTGGGCACCGAGCGCTTCGTCGCAGCGCATCAGAACGACCGGAAGCGCGTCGAAATTCACCGCACCGGGTGCGAACATCCGGTCATCGCCGGTTTCCTGGTTCTCAAAGGCGATTGGCCCCGCCCAGCGCTTAGCCATTTGTCTCCTCCAAGAACATGATTACGTAAAGAATAGCCCAACAGAACATAGTGACAGGATCGAGCGACATCAGTCTGTCCCAGGTGTCGGATGCGGATTTCCGTCAGCGCCACCCTCGGGGGATCCGTCACTGACCGGCCGATTCGATTCGGGACCAGCCCCATCGGTGCCACCGCGGCCGTTGTTGACGCCGCCAGCAGAGCCCGTGAGCGGAGCCTCTTCCTTGCCCGGGTAGTAGTCCTGGAACTTCGCGGGCAGGCCCAGCGCTAGGCGATATTGATCGACCACGGCGAGAAGGCCAGGATTCTGGATCAAGCTCGGGGACTTGGCCACCTTCGCCTCGGCCAGGTCGAACGCCCGCACTTCCAGATCTGACTCGTCCGGCGCGTCGTCCTCGGTGAACCCACATGCTGCACGCAGCGTAGACGCGTTGATAGCGCCACGATCGAAGAGCGCCTGCGCCTCAACCGCCTTGTTGGGGCGAACCGTCAGCGGAGATGTGTCGTAGGTGTACGGAACCTCGTACGCGACCGAGAACGCATCCGCAACTGCCTTGAGCAGCGGCGCGATCTGAAGCCGGATGAACTCGCCCTCAACGCTCCACGCGCCGAAATGTGAGAGCCCCTTGGCACCGAGGATGACCTCGGGCGGAGCGTCCATCGCCAACGCCAGACGCCGAATGTTGAGATCGATCAGAGCGGCAACAGAGTGGTCGAGACCGGAGTCAGGCCGGGAAATCCAGACCAACTTGTCCTTGATCGTGCCGTCCGAACCCGGCGGGATGCCGACGATGATCGGAGCCACGGACGAAGCGTTGTCACGGTCGGAAATGGACGCCGTCGCCGCTTCGGTGAGCGCTTCGCCCAGATTGGATGCCGTCTCGCCGTTCGGCTTGGTCACCTCGGCATCGATCGGGTACCCGAAGACGCCGCTACCCGCCATGCGGTTGTCCACCGTGGCGTCGGTGTGCATCATCAGGCCCATGATCTGACGCAGCACCGGCAGCGCAGAACGAGCAGCCGAATCCGGCTCAAGAGCGTTACGCGCATCGGGCCGGTAGATCCGGGTCACCTTCGCCGCGCCGTTTCCGGTGAGGTTGTACTCCTGGCCGTTGCGCCCCTGGGCGTCGGCATTCAGGATCACGGTTTTGTCGGTGAACCGGATGTCCATCGGGGCGTAGACGTAGGTCTCACGCTCAGGCTGACCAGGCCCCGGACGCCCCCGCTTGCGCGGAACCTCAATGACGTACGCCTCACCGATGAGCACCCACAGGAACGCGATCCGGTTGATCAGATCGGCGTCGATCGCACCGGGAGGCGCGCCGTCCTCTTCAGGGGCGCTGTCGGAGTTGGGCGTCGAATAAGGCGTCTCGCGCTGGGTTGAGTCCGCTTTTGGTTTGGCATCGATCGGATAGATCCAGGCGCGAGACGCTGCATGGGCGGTCGTGGAGGCGATGTAGTGCAGCTCACCGATCTGCTTGGCTGCGGCGAGGACCTCCTCCTGCCATCCCCGTGAAGCCAGGGACGTGCGCACCGAGCGGTCGATTCTGGTGGACGCCGGGCCCTGGGTGACGCGCTGAGCGGCAGCGGTCAGGCTGACCTTCTTGGCGAACCGCTTCGCGTCAGGCTTCACGTTCGGCTTTGCGTGCAGGGTCAGTGAACCGCTGGACAGAGGCAGCAGCGATTGGGGAGCCCAAGGGGGACTCTTTACTGACGGCATAGCTAGATGTTAGCCGTTGACGCGTAAGCATGAAAAAGCCCCGCCAATCCCAGGGGGCGACGGGGAGCAAGGATCTCCGGATACCGCAGCCTACCGGAGAAGTCCAGCGCCATGCCCCAGGGGGACGTTCTGCGAGCGCACCGCTGATCAGGCGGTCGGACACACCAATGATAGTCGCAAAACAAGAACCCCGCCGAAAGCCGGGTTTTCCAGTCCCAGACGATCAGCGGGGTTCTCGGAGGAGCACCACACCAGACATCTATAAGCTAGCGTTTCGCACCAGCTCTGTCAAGTGCTGTCAGCCGTACGGCAGCTTGTAGGAGTCGTTGCTGTAAAAGTTGTGGTCCTCGCAGCCGCCCGGACAGCTCGTCTTGCAGTAGCTGTTGGTGGGACCACCCATCCGCGCGCACCAGAACACTCCGTACGAGGACCTGGAGATCCCGAAGCCGATGTGACGGAACGCCTTGGTTATGTAGTTGTAGTAGTGCCCGCACGATGTTCGCCAGGTACGGCCGCTGGTGGCCATGATCGCTGCCACCGTCGTCGCTCCCCGGGCTACGTTCTCTCCGCCACCCCAACCCTTACTGTCGGTGTAATTCTCAAAGGCGTGCCAGGAAGAGGGTTGCAGCACGTTGGAGTGACCGTAGTTACCGGTGCGCGCCATGTAGTCGGCGTAAGCCTGGGCCCCGCGCTGGAGTTCGTAGTCCAGAGACATGGACGGCTTGCCCCGCTGGTAGCGGTACTTGTTGTGCCACGCCAGAAGATCCTGGCGCATCTGCTTGATCGTCGCGTCGGGATACCCACCTGTGGTCATCGCCGAATCCCCTTCGAGATGCTGCCGATCTTGCAGTTCTGCATCAGGCACACCTTGCCGAGTCCACCCAGTGCCGCGTCACACTCGGGACAGATCTTGATGTGTGCAATCTGCTCCGGAGTCGCCATGGACCAGTCGACACCCTCATGGGCGGAATCCACGGAGGGGCTCTCGCCGGGACTCTCGTCGAGCGAGTCCGGTCCAGGAAGGAGTGCTTCGAGAACCGACTTGTGCGGCTCTTCGGTAAGCGGGATCTCCCGCAAGCTGCGCGTGTAGGCCATGGGTATCTGCTCCTGTTGTTTTGTCGACGTCAGCTCGTGAAGTGAGCAACCCAGATTCGGCCGATGCGGGTTGAGTCGTAGATTCCGAATCCAACCTTCCGCAGCCTCGGGTCAATCAGGTAATTATGGTGCGAGGTCGATTGGGTCCAGGTGTTCCCGCCGCCACCGTGGGCGTTCATCGGGCCGAAGACACCGGTACTGGTGGTCCAGCCCCTACCGAGGTTCTCCGTGGCAACGGAGGCGTAGTAGGCGAACGTCCCCTTGTAGTAGCTGTTCCACCACTGAGCGAACGTCTGACCGCCAGGACGGCGGTGGTTGCAGGTGTCGCAGGGCCAGTAGTTGGCCTTCCCGAAAAGCTCGGCAACACGGGTCGCGCCCTGGTTGAGCACGGAGTTGAGAGTCAGAGAACGCGCGCCATGCAGCGCCCGGTGCCGGTTGTGGAGGTTCAGCAGGCTCTCGCGGATCGTGCTGCTCATCGCGTTACTCCCGTCGAAATGTCAGCCTTCAGGGAGCTGGACCCAATCTTTCCGAGAACCTCGGCGCAGGCGGGGCAGATGCGGACGTGAAGCAACTGGGCATCCGTCGCCGAAGACCAGTCGACATCGCCGACGAAAGGACTCTCGTCAGGGTCGGGGAGCAGGGCCGCGATAACGCTGGCGTGCGGCTCCTGATCGAGTGGGATCTCGCGCAGGCTGCGCCTGTAGGCCATGGGTCTACTCCTGTGATGTGAGGTGAGAGTAAGGCCCACGGCGGCCCGTCGAGACAAGCGTACTAGATGACTCAGACGGCGATGAATTCGACAGCCCAATAACGCATCCCACTGGCGCTATCGGCAATACCGATTCCGACATGACGGAACTGGGGGTCAAGGATGTTCGCCCGGTGCAGCGTGGACAGCATCCACGCGTTATGAACAGCCGAAGCGTTGGAGTAGTTGCGGGCCAGGTTCTCCCCGATATGGACCTTGCACGTCACGTTGGTGCAACCGGACGTGCATTTCCAAGCATCCGGAGCCTTCGTGTTCCACCACTGGGGGTAGCACATCC